AGCTAGACCACAAACAGCTGAGATATTTTTTGAAGATGTATTAATGGCTTTAGTATTTTATGGGATGCCAATACTAGCAGAGAACAATAAACCTAGATTGTTGTACTATTTAAGACGTAGAGGTTATAGAGGTTACTCAATGAATCGACCTGACAAACTTTGGAATAAACTATCTGTTACAGAAAGAGAAATAGGTGGAATTCCTAATTCAAGTGAGGATATAAAGCAGGCTCACGCTGCTGCTATTGAAATGTATATCCAACAACATGTTGGTCATTTAGGTGATGGAAATTATGGTAATATATATTTTAACAAAACGCTAAACGACTGGGCTAGATTTGATATAACAAAGAGAACGAAGTATGATGCTACTATAAGTAGTGGTTTAGCTATTATGGCTTGTAATAGGCATTTATATAGACCTAATGCTAAAATAGAAAAACCTAAATTAAACGTACATATCGCCAAATTTAACAATGCTGGTGGTATTTCAAGAATAATAAAAGAATAATATGAGGCAATTTCCAAATCAAGTAGTTAGTGATGCAGAAAAATTAAGTTATGAGTACGGGCTCAAGGTAGCAAAAGCTATAGAGGGAGAATGGTTTGACAAGGATAACTATTCTAATAGATATATTCACAATAAAAATAACTTTCATAATCTTAGATTATACGCTAGGGGCGAACAGGGAATACAAAAATATAAAGATGAACTATCCATAAACGGAGATTTGTCATACCTTAACTTAGATTGGAAACCTGTTCCAATTATCCCTAAGTTTGTTGATATTGTAGTAAATGGTATTGCAGAAAGATTGTATGATATTAAAGTTTTCTCTCAAGATCCTTTTGGTGTTAGTAAAAGAACACAGTATATGGATAAGGTCATGGAGGACATGAGAACAAGAGATCTTAAAATGTTTGTAAAAGAAAAGTTCGGTATGGATTTGTTTAATAAAAGTCCTGATTTACTACCTGACTCACAGGAAGAGTTAGACCTGCACATGCAATTGAATTACAAGCAAGCTGTTGAAATAGCAGAAGAACAAGCTATCCGTACGTTAATGAACGGTAATAGATATGATCTTATTATGAAAAGGTTTTATTATGATATAACCATTCTAGGAATAGGTGCAGTAAAAACCTCATTTAACACGTCAGAAGGCGTGACTATAGATTATGTAGATCCCGCAAGTCTTGTATATTCATACACAGATTCTCCCTATTTTGAAGATATATATTACGTTGGAGAAGTTAAGACAATACCTATCAACGAACTTATAAAGCAATTTCCACATTTGTCTCAAAAAGACTTAGAAGAAATTTCTAAAGTTCACAATCAAAACCACGGTAAATACAACAGAAACAACTATAAAGAAGGAAACAACGACAATAATAAGGTTAAAGTTTTGTACTTTAATTATAAAAGTTACATGAGTGAGGTTTATAAAATAAAAGAAACAGCTAGTGGAGCCTCTAAGGCTATAAAAAAAGATGATAGTTTTAATCCTCAACCAAATCAAAACTTTTCTACGGAATCTAGAAAAATAGAATGCCTGTATGATGGTGCTATAGTTTTAGGTACAAAAAAATTACTTAAGTGGGAAATGTCTAGAAACATGATGCGTCCTAAAAGCGATTATACTAAAGTTAAAATGAATTACGCTATCTGTGCCCCTAGAATGTACGAGGGAAGAATAGAGTCACTAGTTAGTAGAATAACTGGTTTTGCCGATATGATTCAGCTTACACATCTTAAATTACAACAAGTAATGTCGCGTATGGTACCGGATGGTGTATATCTTGATGCTGATGGTTTAGCAGAGGTAGATTTAGGAAACGGAACAGCATACAATCCGCAAGAAGCTTTAAACATGTTCTTCCAAACGGGTAGTATAATTGGTAGATCTATGACTTCTGAGGGCGATATGAATCCTGGTAAGGTACCTATTCAAGAAATTGCTTCTGGTAGCGGAGGACAGAAGCTACAATCTCTCGTTGGAAATTATAATTATTATTTACAAATGATCCGAGATACTACCGGGTTAAACGAAGCTCGAGACGCTGCTAAACCAGACGAAAGAGCTTTGGTTGGTGTTCAGAAAATGGCAGCAGCAAATTCTAATACCGCTACAAGACACATACTACAAGGTGGTTTATTTTTAACCCAAGAAGTAGCAGAGTCTTTATCGCTTAGAATATCTGATATTATAGAATACTCTCCAACTAAAAATGCTTTTATACAAAAAATTGGAACGCATAACGTGGCTACGCTTCACGAGATGACACAATTACATTTATATGACTTTGGGATATTTATAGAGTTGGCTCCAGATGAAGAAGAAAAAGCTATATTAGAAAACAATATCCAAATTGCATTGGGACAACAAGCTATAGACTTAGAGGACGCTATTGATTTGAGAGATATAAAAAATATAAAACTAGCGAATCAACTGTTAAAAATAAAAAGAAAAAAGAAGATACAAAGAGATCAAAAAATTCAACAGGAAAACATGCAAGCTCAAGCGCAATCTAACATACAGACCCAACAGGCTGCGGCTCAAATGGAGGTACAAAAACAACAGTCTTTAGCGCAAACAACTATTTCAATAGAACAAGCTAAAAATAAATTAGAAATAGAAAAACTTTATCAAGAAGCAGAAATAAAGAAAATGTTAATGCAACAAGAGTTTCAGTACAACTTGCAATTGCAAGGTATGGAACAAGGTAAAAAAGTGAGTGGAGAAAAAGAAAAAGAAGATCGAAAAGATAAAAGAACAAAAATACAAGCTACACAACAAAGCGAACTTATAGACCAAAGAAGGAACAATAAACCACCTAAGAATTTCGAGTCTTCAGGAAACGACGTTATAGGAGGTGAGAATGTTGGCGATATGTCGCAGTTTGGTCCTAGATAAGAATTATTAACTATTATTATATTATATTATGGCAAAGAAAAAAGAAGAGCCGAAAGTAGACAACGAAGTAGGCTCGTTAAAAGTAAAAACAAAAGTTGAAAACCAACCTGAGGGAAGCGAAACAAAAGGTGACATCGCTAAGGTTCAGGAAAAAATGAAAATGAAACCAATAAATCTTAGTGAACCAACTATAACTAAGGTTAATTTAGATCAAAAACCAGAAGAAACAAATGAAACCAAAGAAGAAACTACAGACAATAGTACTGACGACTCAAGAGTGGTTGAAGTCGTTGAGGACGCCGGGACCACACAAGAACAAGAAGAAGTACAACCGGAAACCAAAGCACAAGAAACACCTATTATAGAGGAAATAACAAATGTAGAAGAAACCTCAACACAAGAAGAGATAGAAACTGTACAAGAAAAAGTTGTAGATGCTATTGTTGAAAGTGAAGAAACTGGAAAACCTCTTCCTGAAAACATTCAAAAACTAGTTGACTTTATTGATGATACAGGTGGAGATATTGGTGATTACGTTAGATTGAATCAAGATTATACAGAAATGGATAATCATACATTACTACACGAGTATTACAAACAAACAAAGCCTCATTTAACTAACGAAGAAATAGAGTTCGTAATGGACGACACTTTTTCATACAACGAGGAGTTAGAAGAGGAAAAAGATATTAAAAGAAAAAAATTAGCCATGAAGGAGCAAGTTGCTCAGGCAAGGCAACACTTGGAAAGTGCAAAATCCAAATACTACGAAGACATTAAAGCGGGAAGTAAGCTCACTAAAGAGCAACAAGATGCTATTAGTTTCGTAGAGAGACACAACAAAGAATCAGAGCAAAATGAAAAGTTGTCAAAAGTTTTTAGAAGTAAAACCAATAATGTTTTTAACGATAAGTTCAAAGGTTTTGAATATAACGTCGGAGAGAAAAGATTTAGGTTTAACGTTAAAGATGTTGACAATGTGAAATCTCAACAAATTGATATTAATAACTTTATAGGAAAGTTTCTAAATGAAGATAATACTATGCACGACGTTGAAGGTTACCACAAAGGACTTTTTACAGCTATGAATCCCGATCAAATTGCTAACCATTTTTACGAGCAAGGTAAGGCTGACGGTATAAAAGACAGTATTGCTAAGTCTAAAAATGTTAGTATGGATCCTAGACAAGAGCACGTTGATAACGTGAACACTAGTGGTTTCAGCGCGAGAGTTCTTAATGAAGATCGTTCTGATTTTAAGTTTCAAATTAAAAACAAAAATTAATAACAATTTAAAATTACAAAATTATGGCAATTTCAAATCCTGGTGGTAATTTGAATAGTGTACCTGCTCATCAGCAGCAAACACTTTCAACTAACTACATTGATTTTACTGCGACAGCCGGACAAGGTTGGGCGCAGCAATATTTACCAGATCTAATGGAGAAAGAAGCTGAAGTATTTGGTCCTAGGACTATTTCAGGTTTCTTAGCGCAAGTTGGAGCTGAAGAGCCGATGACGGCTGACCAAGTTGTTTGGTCTGAACAAGGTAGATTACATTTATCTTACAAAGCAAAGATCGCTACTGGTGATACTAACTCAGGGGTTAACTCTAACTCTACTGGTGCTACTACTAAAATAACTATTGAATCTGATATCGATGAAACTTCTGGTTTTACTGCTGCTAAGCACGGTATTAGAGTTAATGATATGGTTGTGGTAGCTACACCTGCTGGTATTTACAAGGCGTTAGTTGTAGATGTTACTGCTGCTGCGGTATCTGTTTCTACATATTCTGATGCTGGAACTGGTACATCTACTGGTTTAATACCTGATTCAAACACTTCTAAATCTGTTACTGTATTAGTATATGGTTCTGAATTCTCAAAAGGAAGATCTTACGAGAGTGGTGGAACATCAAGTTCAGCTACTGATACTAGAGGTGCTAACGAGCCAGACTTTAAGTCTTTTACTAACAAGCCAATTATTATGAAAGATTACTACGAAGTATCAGGTTCTGATACAGCTAGAATCGGTTGGGTTGAAGTAGCTTCTGAAATGGGTGGTGCTGGTTACTTATGGTACCTAAAAGCTGAAGCTGATACAAGAGCTAGATTTACTGACTACATCGAAATGGCGATGTTAGAAAGTGAAATTCACGATACTGCTAACCAATCTTTACTTGATGGTTCTGGTGTTTTACCACATACTACTGCTGGTAATACTGGAGAATTTGGTACTGAAGGTTTATTCGCTGCTATCGAATCAAGAGGTAATATTACTACTGGTGTAACTGGTGTTAATGCTGCTACTGATTTAGCTGAGTTCGACGCAATACTTACTGAGTTTGATTCTCAAGGAGCTATTGAAGAAAACATGATGTTCGTAAACAGAGCTACTTCGTTAGCTATGGATGACATGCTTGCTTCTATGAATTCTTATGGCGCTGGTGGTACTTCTTACGGGGTATTCCAAAACTCTGAGGGTATGGCTTTAAATTTAGGTTTCATGGGCTTTAGAAGAGGATCTTACGATTTCTACAAGTCTGACTTTAGATACTTAAACGACAAAGCTACTAGAGGTGGAATTAACGCTGTTAATACTGCTGATGCTATTAGAGGTATTATCGTTCCTGCAGGTACGTCTACAGTTTATGACCAAATGTTAGGTCAAAACCTTAAGAGACCATTCTTACACGTTAGATACAGAGCTTCACAAACTGACGATAGAAGAATGAAGTCTTGGGTTACTGGTTCTGTTGGTGCTGCTACATCTGCTTTAGATGCAATGCAAATCCACATGTTAACTGAGAGATGTTTAATTACTCAAGGTGCTAACAATTTCATGTTAATGAAATAAGCACTTATTTATACTAAAAGACCGGGGCTTCGGCCTCGGCCTTTTTATTTATTAATTTTATTATATATTATATTATGGCAAAAAAGAAAAAAGAAACAAAAAAAGTAGAGGTAATAGAACCTCAAATTGAAGAAAAAGTTTATGAACCTGGTGATATTCTGGAAGAAGTACTTGAAAATTTACCACCAGCAAGAGAAAGAAAGAAACCATCTAACGAATGGGAGATAAAAGATAGAATGTATTACTTGACAGGACGTAGAAAACCTATATCAAGAACTATTAAATCAGCTAATATTTACTGGTTTGATGAGGTAAAAGGTTATGAAAGAGAACTCAAATACTGTTCTAATCAAAAAACTTCATTTGTTGATGAAATGAAAGGTGATCAAAGACTAGAACATATAATTTTTAGATCTGGTAGTTTATTTGTACCAAAAGAAAAAACAATCTTACAAAAATTATTAAGTTTGTATCACCCACATAAAGATAAATTATACACCGAATACCAACCAGCTAAAATGGCTGCTGACGAAATAGAAATATTAAACGAACAAGTAGACGCTTTAACTGCTGCTAGAAATATTGATATTGACATGGCAGAGGCTATTATGCGTGTAGAGATTGGTTCTGAGGTATCTAGCTTGAGTTCTAAGGAGCTTAAACGTGATTTATTACTATTTGCTAGAAACAACCCTAAATTGTTCTTAGAACTTGCGGATGATGAAAATGTAATACTAAGAAACTTTGGTATTAGAGCTGTTGAAAACGGTATATTAAGATTGTCTCAAGATCAAAGAAACTTCTTATGGGGAAGTAATGGTAGAAAGATAATGACAATACCATTTGATGAGCATCCTTACACTGCTTTAGCACATTGGTTTAAAACCGATGAAGGTATGGAAGTGTATGCAAATATAGAGAAAAGATTAAATAATTAATCAAACTGTAGAGCGGTCGCCCTACGGGGCGATCGTAACTACAATAAAAAAATATTATGATAAACGTAGATAGAGTATATCAAGAAGTTTTAACCCTTGCAAATAAAGAACAAAGAGGGTATATAACACCTCAAGAATTTAACATTCTTGCTAATCAAGCGCAAATGGATATATTCGAGCAGTATTTCTACGATTTAAACCAGTTTTTAAGAGCACCTGGAAACGACACCGTTCACGCTGATGTAGTTAATATATTAGAAGAAAAAATAGGTGTTTTTGAAACAACTCAAAATTTAGCAACACCAGGTGGAGTTGGCGCTTTAAATAATTTACAAAGATTTTATAGGTTGTCAACCGTTAGAGATGAAAATATTATTTATGAACGTATAACTAAAAGAGAGGCTAGACTTTTTCAAAGAGCTCCTTTAGCAACGCCCACAAATTTAAGACCTGCTTATATAGTAGAGGGCGTTAATAATACTTTAAGATTATTTGGAAGAACGCCAGCTCAGATAAACGTAGATTATATACGGGAGCCTATGCCGGCTAACTGGACTTATATAGTAGTTGAAAGTAAGGCTTTATATAATAACAACGCTGTTGACCGACAACATTTCCAATTACATCCATCAGAAGAAAACGAATTAGTACTTAAAATATTAGCGCTAGCCGGCTTTACAATGAAAGACCCAGAGTTATATCAAATAGCTGCTGGAGAAGACTTAAAGAATATTCAACAAGAAAAACAATAATATATGGCGTTATTAAACCAAACTCAACAAGATTATTATAATGGTAACGATTTTGGTGGTTATCAATTTATATCTTTAGAAACTATTATAAATAATTTCACAGTAGCGTACGTTGGTGAAAATAAAATAATACCAAAAATAAGAAGAACAGATATAGCTTTTCATGCGCAAAGAGGTATGCAAGAGCTTTCTTTTGACACTTTTAAATCTATAAAGTCTCAAGAAATCACACTCCCACCATCAAACACGATGGTACTCCCACAAGATTATGTTAACTATACTAAAGTATGTTGGATAGACGATAATGGAATAGAACGTCCATTGTATCCAACTAGACATACTTCTAATCCAACTCCAATTTTACAGAACTCAGACGGTGAATATAAATTAACGGCGGTTGGTACAACTACTAATGGTAGCAACGAAGTTGTATTAGACGGTGAATACAAAGAGATTCAAGTTGGTATGATAGCTAATGCTCCTGCAAATTTTTCGCCAAATCCTTTCGCTGTTGTACAATCCGTGTCAAACAATGGTGGGATTACAACTATAACGTTAATATTTAATCCTGATCTTACCGGGGGAGTTGTAATAGATTATAACTCTGCTTTTGACACTGGAACAGAATTTACTTTTAACTTTTATAAGACAGACGAATCTTTACTTTTGGAAAAAACTGCTATTGTTTTAGAAAATATCACTTGGACTACCGCAAGTCTCCTTTTGACACAAGATCCTAATACCGACGTGTCAAACGTGGAAGTGGGTATGTTAGTTTCACACACCGCTTTTCCAGTTGGCACAGTGGTCACGCAGGTAAACAATGCTGTTATAGGTATTTCAAACGTACCTCTTGTTGATTCAACGGCTGCTACCAACGAGGTAACGTTTATATCAACACCTGTAAACTCCACAACTTGGAGTAATTATAATTCTGATACTAGTAACAGTACTGGGGATGCTAATGGATATAATCACGACACTGACTTATATGATCTAAATATAGGGCAAAGATATGGAGTGGAACCATCAATAGCTCAAGATAACGGAACGTATTATATAGATAATTTAAAAGGTAAAATACATTTCAGCTCCAACATTGGAGGTAAAAACATTGTGTTACATTATGTGAGTGATGGTTTAGGTACAGATGAGGAGATGTTAGTGCATAAGTTCGCAGAAGAAGCAATGTATAAGTATATAGCTTGTGCTATCTTATCTACTACTATTAGCGGTCAACCCTTAGTTCCAAGATTTAAAAAAGAAAAATATGCTGCAATAAGACAAGCTAAATTAAGGTTGTCAAATATAAAATTAAATGAACTTATTCAAATAATGAGAGGTAAATCTAAATGGATAAAAAGTTAAAATATGCCAGAAATTAAAAACACGTTTCAGAAAGGTGTGATGGATAAAGACCTTGATGAGAGAATAATACCCAACGGACAATATAGAGACGCGATGAATATACAAGTTGCTACTTCTGAGGATTCAGACGTAGGAACGGTACAAAATATATTAGGTAACCAAAGAGTTGAATCTGTTGTTGGAGAGGGGTATTCTTGTGTTGGCGCTGTAGCTGACGAAAAGAACGATGTTTTATATTGGTTTGTTACGGGTCCTGTTGATGCTATTATAGAATATCACAACGATGGAACTTGGCAACCTATTGCGGTAGATACTAATAAAAGTTTTTTAAATTTTAGTTCAACAGAATTAATTACTGGAATAAATATAATCGACAATCTATTGTTCTGGACAGACAACGTTAATGAACCTAAAAAAATAAACATAGATTCTTTTAAATTAAACAATCATACTAATTTAAATTATAATAGTCAAACTTATATTAATGGAGCTCCAATTGGATCAGCAACCGTAGATCATATAACCGTGATACGTAAAAGACCACAAAAAGCACCTACAATAGTTTTCACGGAATCTTCTATTCAACCATCTTTTATTTTTCCAGCTGGTGGAGAAGACGGTACACTTGGTTCTGGAGACGATATGAATCTATTAAACAAAACTGAAGGTAGTGTTAAAGTCAATGTTTTTTTACAAACAGATGTGACTGTAGACCCTTTTGAAATAGGTGACAAACTGTTTATTAGTGAAATAGATGCCGTTGGTAATTTACCTCAAAATTATCAAGCTAAAATAGAAATAATATTTAGACACGGTCCAACTGCAGCGCTTAATGGTTTTACGTACAATATTAAAATATTAGAGATAGTAATATCTTCTATATCAAATATATTTGCAGATGGGGTTGCTCGTACTTTTAATGCGGTTAAAGATTTTGATGATAAAACTATATTTGAAAAAGAACTTATAAGATTTGCAACTAGATGGAAATATGCAGACGGTGAATATTCTGCGTTTTCACCTTTTACTCAACCTGTGTTTTTAGCAGGTAGATTTGGGTTCCATCCGACAAAAGATCCTTATAACATAGGTATGGAAAATAATATTATAAGTTTAAGTCTTCAAGGTTTAGTTCCGTATTCCATTCCTAAAGATGTTGTACAGATAGATGTTTTATTTAAAAAAGAAAGATCAACTACTATTTATTCTATTGATAGTATAAAACCAGACGATCCTAGTGGTAGTAATTTTTGGGATAAGAATGATTATAATGAGTTAACTATATTATCTTCATCTTTTGATTCTACTGCTAATGATGAAACAAACACCGCTCATGTGAGTCATATATATTACGGATCTGGACAATACGATGTAACAACTGAAAACATCTACGCTGCTTTACCAGAAAATCAAATATTAAGACCTTGGGATAACGTTCCAAGAAAAGCATTGGCTCAAGAAATAACGGGTAATAGAATTATTTATGGTAATTATTTACAAAATTATTCTATGATAGATGAAGATGATGATAATGTTAAACCAAAAATAATTGTAGATAAAGAAAATAGAACTGTAGTAAATGAACAACCTGATTTTGACGAATATATAGGAAAAAAATCTATAAAATCTTTAAGAACTTATTATTTAGGAATCGTATATGGTGATGAGTACGGAAGAGAAACACCTGTTTTTACTAGTAAAGACGCTTCTATATCTATAGATTACGAAGACGTAGTTAATAACGCAGTTTTTTTTAACGCAGAAAAATCACTAAGATTAACAGCTAG